ATTTTCGGGATACTTCTTTTATGAAAGAGTATTGGCCTAATGGGGCTACGACGGGTATTCCGAAATACTATTCGGTGTGGGATGAAAACACTTTCTACATTGCTCCTACCCCAAGTTCTGCTTTAGCAGTCGAACTGGGTTACATCTATCGTCCTGCACAGCTTTCTTCAACGAATACTACGACATGGATCAGCACAAATGCTCCAGAGGCGCTGTTCTATGCCTGTTTAATCCAAGCGTATAGCTACACCAAAGGACCGCCAGAAATGATGGCTACCTTTGACGCAAGCTACAAGCAGGCTCTTCAAGGGCTTGGTATTGAGCAGCAAGGTCGTCGTCGTCGTGATGAGTACCGTGATGGCATGGTACGTGTTCAACTTAAATCGGAGTCACCAGGACCATGATAGGCACTCAATCTCCTGTGTTACTGGGCGGCATAAGCGTCGCCACCACTGATGGGCGCGGCTGGACTCCGGACGAGTTGGCTGATCGCGCTATTGAGAAGATTCTTTACGTTGGAAGTGAGTCGCATCCAGCTATCCGGGATCAAGCATTGGCTTTTCGCGTGGCTGTTCGCTCTGTAATCAAGTCCTATTTAGAAGAGGCCGTAAGGCAAGATAGGGCAACTATTGCGGTTCGCCTGCATGAAGCAGGTCATCCCAACCTCGTTCATTTGTTAGGAGATTAAAAATGGCATTTTCAGGAAATTTCATGTGTACCAGTTTCAAAGTGGAACTGATGAGGGCTGTGCACAACTTTACAACCAGTACCGGAAACACTTTTAAGTTAGCCATGTATGACAATAGTGCCTCTTTTACAGCGGCAACAACAGCGTACACGGTTACCAATGAAGTGGCTGCATCGGGTTCGTATTCTGCCGGCGGGGGCACGTTAACAAACGTGACTCCAACGTCCACTAGCACAACCGCTTTCACGGACTTTGCAGATTTGTCGTTCACCAGCGCCACGATCACGGCCTTTGGGGCGATGATTTACAACGATACTGCCTCAGGTGACCCTTCGGTATGTATTTTGGATTTTGGTGGCTCAAAAAGCTCTAGTGCGGGCACTTTTACCATCATCTTCCCAACTGCTGACTCAACAAACGCAATACTTCGTATTGCCTAAGAGGCGTAAGTGGCCGATGTACGGATTGCACTTGGTGGATATGGCAGTCAAGCCTGGGGCGAGGCCCCATGGGGTGAGGGTGCGGTCACGCTGTCTGCAACTGGGCAAGTTGGTTCGGTCACAGTGGTGGTGGACGCCAGTGTCAGTGTTACCGGTGTCTCTGCAACAGGCCAAATTGGCGCAGTTACCGTCACTGCAAATGCAGATGTCAGTGTTACCGGCGTCTCAGCCACGGGATTTGTTGGTACGGCCACTGTTGTTGGAGACGCTAACGTCATTCTTACCGGGGTGTCTGCCACGGGTTTTGTTGGGGCAGTCACGGTTGCCGCAAATGCTGATGTCTTTGCGACAGGAGTGGAGGCAACAGGCCAGGTTGGGTCGGTTGACTTTGCTGGGGACGCTAATGTCTCCCTCACCGGTGTTGGGGCAACAGGGTCGGTCGGAAGCGTTGTGGTCGAGATCGTACAAGTTGTCACGGTTGTGGGCCTCTCGGCCACGGGCAGCGTTGGGTCGGTATCGGTCGGGATTGGCGCTCAAGTCAACCTCACAGGCGTGCAGGGGGTGGGCCAGGTTGGTAGCCTCTTGGTTTGGACAATTGTTGATGACAGCCAATCAGTTAACTGGCAAAATGTCAATGATTCACAGTCTCCTGGTTGGGTCCAAGTTAATGATGCACAAGCAAACGTGTGGACGCCTATAGCGGCATGAGGAAAACAAGATGACAATTAATTACACCACCCTTCTTGGCCTAGCCCAACCCGTCACAGGGACGGAAGCCAATACCTGGGGAACAGCAGTCAACGACCAGATTACTGGTCTTTTAGACACGGCCGTGGCAGGTACTACTACCGTCACCTCTGATGCAGATGTAACCCTGACAACGACTACTGGGGCTGCAAACCAGGCCCGGCAGGCAATTATCCTGTGGACGGCAAGCGGGACGGTTACAAGGACTATTACAGCGCCAGCGCAGTCCAAGGCCTATGTCGTTATCAACAAGACAGGAAGCACTCAGTCTATTAAGTTGGTTGGCGTTGGCCCAACAACAGGTGTCACGATCATTGCGGGAGAGTCTGCTATCTGCGCTTGGAACGGCGTTGACTTTATCAAGACCAGTTCAACGATTGCAAATGCAGCCGGATCAAACACTCAAGTCCAATTTAACAACTCAGGCGTTCTGGGTGGCTCTGCCAACCTAACGTGGAGTGGCACGGCTTTGGCTGTGACTGGTACTGTTGCCATAACGGGCGCATTGACCGCAACCCTAGACTCAACATTCTCTTCAACTGGTGCATTAATCATCAGCAAGGGAACGACAGGACAGCGTCCATCAGCCGCAAGTGGAATGCTCCGCTTCAACACCACCACAACCGAGTTTGAAGGCTACAACGGCACGGCATGGGCTTCTGTGGGCGGTGCGGCACTGAGCAACGACACAAGCACAGCAACTGATGTCTTCCCGCTGTTTGCAAACGCCACAACTGGAACAGCATCCACCTTATTTACAGGCAATGCGTCCCTTTTGTACAGGCCCAGCACTGGTGAACTTAAAGCAAGGGTTCCTGTTGCATCCAACGGGATTGTGGTGAACAGTCAAACAGTTGCGACAAGCTACACGATAGCGGCTGGTTTCTCAGCAATGTCAGCAGGCCCGATAACGCTATCAGGCGGTGCGGTGGTAACTCTTTCTAGCGGCTCACGCTGGGTCGTTCAATAAGGATTTGATATGGCAGATATTGTTGTAAATGGAAATACGAGTGGGGCGGTAACGCTATCTGCGCCTGCGGTAGCAGGTACGGTGACTGTGACTTTGCCGTCTACTACTGGCACGATGTTGACCACAGCGTCTACCACGGGTATCAGCGGTAGCGCAATATCTTCTGGCACTGTCCCAGAGGCTTATGGCGGCACAGGTACATCAACTGGCTACTACGGTTTCAAGAACCGCATCATCAATGGTGCAATGGTGATTGACCAAAGGAATGCGGGGGCGAGTGTCAGTGCAATAAACACGGTACTTTTCCCAGTGGATAGATATTATGTATTGCAAGCAATAGCGTCATCAAAATTTACCGCCCAACAATCTTCAACTGTCCCAACTGGATTTATAAAATCACTTGTTTGCACTTCAAGTTCTGCATATACAGTTCTTTCTTCAGACTATTTTTTATTACGGCAAGCCATTGAGGGATTTAATGTTGCAGATTTAGGATGGGGAACAGCTTCTGCGGCTACTGTTACTTTATCTTTTTGGGTTCGTAGTTCTTTGACTGGTGCTTTTGGTGGTGCATTAGGCAATAGCGCAAGCAATCGTTCGTATCCATTTAGTTACACAATTAATGCCGCTAACACATGGGAACAAAAAACAGTAACTATTGCTGGAGACACAACAGGAACATGGCTAACAGATAATTCTGCTGGTATTGTTGTCAATTGGTCTATAGGTATGGGTTCAACATATACAGGTACTGTCAACACATGGGCAGGTGCTTTCTATGGTGCGCCAACAGGCTCAACTAATTTGGTTTCAACCAATGGTGCAACTCTATTTATCACAGGCGTTCAGCTAGAAAAAGGCTCAACAGCAACTAGCTTTGATTACAGACCAATAGGGACTGAGCTTCAACTTTGTCAAAGATATTATGAACATTCATATTCGCAAGGAACTATTCCTGCGGCTCTTACTACGGTAGGTGCTTTTGAATTTGCACAGCAAGTAGCTGCATCAAGTACGCAGTTTGGAGCTTCTTGCAAATTTTCTGTTGTGAAAAGAACTGCACCAACAATGACTTTTTATAATTGGAATGCTGCTGGAAATCAAGCTGTAAATGTAAGCACAGCAGGGGTAACTTCGGGGATTACTACCAGAGCCTTGGGCGATAGTTCTTTTAGTACAACTTGTACAACACCAGCAGGAACTTCAGCAGGTCAAACATTATCCATGCATTTTACAGCATCAGCGGAGTTATAAATGTACAAATTACAAGCAACAACAGGGCTAGGTTCTACGCAAGTTGTTCAGCGTTTGTCTGACAACGCATTCATTCCAATGAGTGAAGCCAATACCGACTACCAAGCCTACCTAAAATGGCTTGCAGAGGGCAACACACCATTACCAGCAGATGAGGTAACACAATGACCACAACAATCAATGCCAGCACCACGGCTGGTCTAGTCCAGACTGCTGACACCAGCGGCGTGTTGGCGCTTCAAACTGCGGGGACAACGGCGGTATCTATAAGTGCGAGTCAGGTTGTTACGTTGACCAATGCTTTGCCTGTGGCTTCAGGTGG